GATAATGGATCATATATAACAGATTTTTTCATTGATTTGAATGTGCAATTTACCGAAAAAAATGTTCAAGATTTTGCTCCGTTGATTATGTTATACGCAACTCAGAAACTCAATAATTTTAAAGTCCCAACAAATGATGTTGTAATTCCAAATCCTGTTCCTACACCCGTACCAAGTCCTCAAACACCTGGTGATTTATTAACTACAGTAACACTTAAAGATACTAAAACAATTTCTGTGTATAAATTTGGACCACAAAAATATGGTGTTTATAAAGATGCAACAGGAACAATTTTATTTACAGGACAACCTGTAAGTGCATCGTTATACCCATTAAATACTCCTATTATTAATGAAATAATAATTAGTAAATATGGTAATTTAGCGACAAATCCTAATGACAATCAATTTATCATAAGTACGGTAAATAACACAACATCACAGGTAACAACAACTACCACCACTCTTCCTATTGTTCAAAATTTAGGTAATAGTTTAGGTGGTGTTAAGTTTTATGGTCTTATGGATGAATACCTTGATAAATCTGAAACTTATCTTAAAAATGTTATTTCTAATTTAATGACAGGTGTAAGATCTGGTTTACCAAATATTACAATAGAAGGTGATAAAGGTAATAAGTCACAACTTGAGGGAGAACAAACAAGAGTTGAGATATGGGAAACATTCAAAGCGTTTAATGATACTTGGGTTGCCGGTGGTGATTTTAAATCAAAAACAATGTTTGAAGATGTTTTATTATTTGATAGGGCAAGTAGAGACGTTGGACAAAAAGTTTATGTTGACATCTTCAAAATTAAAGATTTAATTGAAGGTTCATTATACAAAAATAATATGTTAGATATTGTGTCAACAATATTATCACAAAATAATTTTACTTATTTTCCATTACCCGCTTACGCTAATTTCTATAACGCACAAGACGCAGAGAAAAATCCTGTACCAAGAAGTGAAGGATCAACTGAATTTGCTAACTCATTTTGGGGTACGTTCTTAAATGTGGACTACAGAAACACATCTCCTAAGTTTTTATGTTATTACGCAAACAAACCTAGCCAGTATGTGGATATGAAGGATAATGTTGATTATAGATTTAGAGACGATGCGTTTGACCTTAGACGAGCAAGTGATAATCCATTGGTTGAAAGTCAATCTAACAAAAAGAATTGGGATAAATCAAATAAAGTTGTTGGGTTCAATATAGATATTAGTAATCAAAATCAACAAATATTTAAAAACTTTAGTGTTGGTCAAGATGTTGGAAAACCTACCGCAGAATCTTTGGAAATGTTAAATCAAATGGCAAACCAAAGTAGAAACAGAAGTACAGGATCTCAAAACGTATCTTTATATAACTTATATAGAAATAGAAGTTACGAATGTTCTGTTGATATGTTGGGTAACGCTCTCATACAACCAATGATGTACTTTAATGTAAGAAACATACCTATGTTCTCAGGACCATATATGATTACTTCGGTAACTCATCAGATTAGTGAAGGTGAATTTAGTACAACATTTAAAGGTACAAGACAACCTTTTTATAGTTTACCTAAAATTGACAGTTTTATACAATCTTTAAGTTTAAATATAATTTCTAAATTACAAGAACAAGTAAAGGCAAATGAGGAGAAATCTAAATCATCACCTGAAAACGTAATATTCCAAAAAAATAATGTGATTTCAAATGTAACTGGTACTGATACAATAACTAAAAATCAAGATTGTTCTGATAAAATTAATAGTGGTTATGTTGGGTATACACCATTAGATAGTCCAACATCAACTCAAATATCATATAAGGATTTTAAAAAACTACTTGGAGATAGAATTGTTGCAAGTGGAATACCAAAAGAAACAACAAGTAATAGTGTAACAACTATTAATCCTACTTTTAGAGATTTATCTTATTATTTATTCTCATTTATTTATTTAGATTCCGCATCATCAAGTGGAATGAAAGCTTATGAGAATAATTATAGTACAATTAATTTAACTGAAACTTATGGGGAGGTACTTGCCAAAACAACTAATAAAAAGTTCTATTGTCTTTCAAGAGGAACTAATTTGAACATACCAATTGTATCATTTATATCTGCTGAAAAATTTGTAGATTTTGCGATTGCTAGATTCAAGGATAAATTATCTTTAATTAATACAAATCTTACTGCTCAAGAGGATATTGTTAAATTGTATGTTACAAAGTATCCAATTAATCAACCTGATAATGTTTATACTGAAATGACAGAACAAGATAAAAATACATTACAAAATAAAGTAAAACAGGCAATAGATATATATAACTCATTAAATTAATTTTATTGAATAACTAGATATTTATAAATAAAAACAATTATGGATACAAAATTAATTTTAGACAACTACTTGGGTAAAAACACAAGAGTGTCAGAGAAAGATAAAGGTAATGGGTACAAAGAAGTTTGTGACTTAGATACTGGAGATTGTTATACGCTTAGAATAAAAGACGGATTAATTGAGAGAGTTGATAATACTATGAACACATTCAAAAAAATCCAAGTAGAAACTAAAACAGGAATTAAACAATTATTAAACGGATAACCATGGCAATAGATAAAAAAATATTAAAAGAAATAAGTAGATTTAATTCTATTAACAAATACATAAGGGAACAAGTTGATCCGGCATTAGATCCAGCGTTGGCACCACCTGCGGATCCTGCCGCTGGAGCTCCACCTGTAGATCCTATGGCACCTCCAGCAGATCCTAATGCTGCGCCCGCAGACCCTAACGCAGTTGCTCCAATTCCACCGGCAGCACCTATTGATATTGCAACCGACCCTGAGGTAGAAGAACTTGGTGCTGAGGGAGAAGAAGAAGAAAACAAAGAAGAATTAGATGTTACAGATTTAGTTGCAAGTCAAAAAAATATGGAACAAAAACAAGAAGAATATTTTGATAACTTATTTGCTCAACTAAAAACTCTTGAGGAAAAATTAGGTGAAATGGATGGTTTGGTAACAACCATAAATAATTTAGAAACTAAGTTTGATAAATTTAGACCAAAAACACCACAAGAAAAATTAGAACTAAGAAGTTTAGATTCAGGACCTTTTAACCAAAAATTATCTGATTTCTTTCAAGACAAAGAACCTGATATGGAAAAATCGGGTAAAAATGAATATGTTTTAACAACTGATGATGCTAATAATTACTCTACAAATGATGTTGAAACTTCATTTAATAATTACGATGACGAAGACACAAATATGATGTAATACTTTAGAGAGGGACATCAATGTCCCTCTCAAGTTTTTTTTAAATATCTTATTGACTAACCTACTTTTTATAACTATATTTTCTACGTAAACCTTTAATAAATATATACAAAATGGCGACAAACAATGTTTTAGATGCAGTTTTGGCTCAGTATGAGAGTTCAAAACAAAGTGGTTCTTCTTCCACTTCAAAATTCACACAAGAAGAAAGAATGAAAAAGTATTTCGCGGCAATCCTTAAGGATAACGAAAAACAAGGTCAACGAACAATCCGTATTTTACCTACAACTGATGGATCATCTCCTTTTAAGGAAGTTTGGTTTCACGAAATCAATGTTGATGGTAAATGGCAGAAGTTCTATGATCCAGGAAAAAATGACAACGAACGTTCACCTTTGAATGAGGTATATGACGAGTTAATGTCAACAGGTCGTGAATCCGACAAACAATTGGCAACACAATACAAAGCACGTAAGTTTTATATTGTTAAAGTAATTGACCGTGACCACGAAGAAGATGGTGTTAAATTTTGGAGATTTAAACACAATTACAAACAAGAAGGAATCCTTGACAAAATTATTCCGATTTGGAAAGCAAAAGGTGATGTTACTGACTCTGATAATGGTCGTGACTTAATCCTTGAACTTACAAAGGCAAAGACACCAAAAGGTGCGACATATACGGTTATCCAAACCGTTATGTATGACGATCCAACACCAACACATGAAGACGCTGAACAAGCATCAACATGGGTCAACAATGAGTTGACTTGGGAGGACGTATACTCTAAGAAACCTGTTGAATACCTTGAATCAATTGCAAGAGGTGAAACTCCACGTT